TTAAAGCAGCCCGAGCGCCGTGTCCGGCCGGCAGAACGCGCACGCCTCCACCCCGTCCGCCAACGCCCGCCGCGCCTGCTCCTGCGACACCGGCTTCGTCCGCTTCGCCATCCGACAGTCACCCACGTGCACCTCGAACGGGCGCCGGTCCTGCCCGATGCCGTGCGACACCACGTAGCCCGGATCGGCCGGCGGCGCAACGCGCTCGGCGCGGGCCGCGGCGGCGGCGCGCTGCTCCTCGGCTGCGATCCACCGGTCGGTCTGTTCAAGCTGCTGGACCTGGACGCGACGCAGGAAGCGGAGCAGCTCGAGGCGCGGCATATCGGACACGTGTTCGAGTCTAGTCCGGTCCCGAACTCCTGCGACAAGCAGCCCCCGCCTGCCACCCTGGCTCCCTACGACCAGGAGGAACGATGGGCGACGCAGGATTCGAGATGCTAGAGACCGGCCCCGACAAGATGATCGTCGCGAACGAGGACGGCGTGACCACCACCACCTTCGCCATGGAGCTGGCGCACTCCGTGCCCTGCACCCGCGAAGAGGAGGACGCAGCCTGGCGCCTGCGCGACTGGATCACGGACACGGACGAGGACCGCTTCCAGCAGCTGGAGATCGCACTGCTCCAGTTCGAGGACAACCCGGGGCGCGAGGCCTTCGTCGCCGACGAGATCCGTGACCTTCGCAAGTGCTTCGCGGAGCAGCGGGGGACGGACCGCTGGAGCCCCAGCCTCGCCAGCCTGCTGGCCAGGTTCGAGACGGCGGAAGCAGCCCTGCCGGAGTAGCCGTCATCCGGGCGGCGCCGGGAGCCGGCGGGCGAGCCGTTCGACGAGCTCGTCCGCCGTGTCGGCGCCCGGCCCTTCTCCGGCCGCGATCGTCTGGAGCAGGCGCAGCACGGCGTGCCCCTCCCCCGCGGTGAGCAGCGGTACTCGGTCACCCGGGGCGTCGAGCAGGTCATCAAGTTCCATGCCCGGTCAACGGCCGGCTCGGCGTCCGGACACGACGAAGCCCTGCAAAAGATCACCCCTCCGTGCCAGAGTCGAACTCCGCCAGCGAACAGGAACCGTCCATGCGCACCGAGCTCCCGCCCCTCAGCTCACCAGTCGCCCGCGCCATCCTCACCCGCACCGCCCACGACCAGCTCCTCCACGCCACCACGGCGCTCCTCCTCTACGTGGGCCTGCGCCCCACTGAGGCGTTCGCCCTCAAGGTCAGCGACTACACCTCCGGCACCGAGCCGACCTTGATGGTCACCGAGGGTCGCTGGGAGCGGCGGGAAATCCGGATTGCCCCCTCAGCCGCGGCCGCGCTCGACACCTACCTGGCCGGCGAGGACACCAGCCCTGAGGAGCCGCTACTCCTCGGCATGCGGTCGAACTTCCTGCATGGCCTGCTCCGGGACGCCGCAGATGAGGCCCGCGTCAACGCTGGTGTGCACGATCTTCGGCGAGCCGCGGTCGCGGCCGCGATGGAGGGTGGGCACTCGGCGCAGGAGATCGGCGCGTACTTCGGCATGTCGACTCCGCCGGGGCGGAAGGACCTGGTGCCACTGCGGGACGGGTGGGGTGCCGGGGTGGCGGGCACACTGGAGGCCGCGTTCACCGAGTGACTGCGCGCATACCGAAGCCCCCGACCACCACGGCCGGGGGCTCGCTGCTGTCGCTACTCGGAAGCCGCTGGCTTCGTACGTGGCCGGTCCCGGCCTGACCCGGTGTACCCACGCTCGATGTCCTGCACCGTAGCCAGGCCCACCCCCAATGCGGCAGCGATCTTCCGATACGAAACAGGCGGGTCCTGCGCCCGCATGTCCAGCACGACCTGACGACGCAACTCCCGCCACCGCTTCCCCCGCTCCGCCTGATCGGCCATCACTTCGCCGATCGCCCTCGCGCGTTCCTGCGGGTCCGTCATCGCCTCCACGGCGTCCATGGCGTCGATCACGCGCTGAGCCTCCTCGGTCACACCCGGCCTCATTCCGATCGGTCGGGCCGCTTGCCCAGAGTGTACGGGGCCCCGTACAGTCGGGGAAGTAGCCCAGCTACTAACGCAAGACGGCCCCGGCCGGCGCTGCGAACGCCACATGGCCGGGGCCAGCCATCCACCTGACATCACCAGGAGATGACCGTGACCGAGCGTACCTACGGGACCGACCTCGACCTAGTCCTCGCACGCATCCTGTCCGAGCCCACGTGGGCGCACCGGCTGCTCCTCGCCGCCGCCCACCACCTCGAGACCGACCAGCCGTTCCAGATCTGCGCCCCCGCCATCCTCACCGAAGCACTCGACCACGGGTACGAGCAGGTGTGCGCCGGCCTCCCCGAGATCGTGGCCAACGAGGCGGCGCAGCGCGCCGTGGCCGTACTCCCCGAGCTGCGGCCGGACGCCACCGCGGGCGAGGTCGCGCTCAAGCTGCGCGCCGCGGCGGGAGGCGTGTGATGGGGATCTTCAAGCCCAAGTACGCGCCCGCGCCCGCCCCGGACCGCACCCCGCGCGCGAACCCAATCGTCGACGCGCCCGCCACCGTCGCCGACTGCGCCCGCGACTACGAGGCCGGTGCCGACGTGCGCGCCACCGCGGCCAAGCAGGACGCCCGCCGCTGACCCCCGACCGCCGCGGGCGCCGTGACCACCCCCACACGACGCCCGCGGCCCCCTCTCTGCGCTCCGGAGGAGCACCGTGAAGACCCGCACCGTGCAGCGGACCCGCCTCGTCCCCCACACCATCGACGGTCGCACTGAGATGGTCCTCGACCGGTACCAGGTCCAGGTGCCCGTACCGCCGCGCGACTGGGACCGCATCATCCGCACCGCCGTCACCATCGCCGCCGGGCTCATCCTCACCGCCTGCGTCATCTGGTCCACAGCCTCCATCGGCGACCTCCTCGCCCGCGTCGTCATCCCACCCGCCGCGTACGCGGCCGCGGTCGTCTTCGACCTCGCGTGGATCTCCTGCATGGCCCTCGAATGGCTCGCCCGCTACGACACCCGCCGCGCCGCCCTCCCCCGCAAGGCCGGGCACGTCGCCCTGCTCCTCGCCATGGGCGCCGTCGCCGCACACGGCTCGCTCGCCGGGCAGCTCGTCATCGGCATCGTCGGCGCCGCCGTCTCCGGACTCGCCAAGGGCCTGTGGACCGTCGTCCTCGCCCACCACGCCACCCCGCTCAACGACCGCACACAGCAGTGGGTCGACAAGCAGCGCGCCGAAGCCGGCGGCCGCCTCGCCATGGTCGCCGTACGCCGCGAACTGACCCGCGCCGACGCCCTGGTGCACGCCGAGCGGACCGCCCTCGAAGCCCGTCCGGACGCCGATCCGGACGAGTCCGGACAGTCCGCGGACACTCCGGACGAGGCAGAGCAGCCCGCACCGTCCGGGCCGATGACCATCGCGGACGCCGTCCGGACCGCAGCGGACTCCGGGCTGAAGGATCCGGACGCGATCCTCCGCTACGTCCGGACCGTGGCCGACGCCAACGCGAACCCGGAGACCGTGAACCGGTACATCCGCCGCCTGAAGCTGGCCAGCTGATGTGGCCCCTGTTCCTGATCGCCATGGTCGGCGGGTTCTGCGGCCTGTCCGCAGTCTCCCGCCGCGACCTGCCCCTCACCGTCGGCACCACCACCCTCATCCTCGCCCTCGCCGTACTCGGCGTGGCCCTCCTCCACTGAGGACCCCATGACCATCGTCACCATCGGCGGCGTGACCGTCGGCCTCGCCCTCCTCATCCGCTTCGCCGTCACCTGGTGGCCCGGCACCAAGGTCCTGCGCAGCAACCCGCTCGGCCACCTCGGCACGCTGCTCCCGTTCCTCGCCGCCTGGGCCTACGGCGTCCTGACCATCCTCACCGTCGGCGGACTCGTCGGCTGGATCGCCGACACGGCACTCTGGATCTCCAACTGGCTCGGTGACGTCGCCCTCGTCTGGGGCGTCGGCACCACCGCCGGCACCTCCGCGGGCAGCGGCACATACCTGCCGCTCACCCAGACCGGCGGGGCGCTCGTCCTGCTGCTCACCGTCGGCATGCTCGCTGCGGTCAAGGCGTCCCGCTACGGCCGCGATCTCAAGATGGGCGCCTGGTGCGGCATCTGCCTGGGCACCTCCGCCGGGATCGCCGGAGCCGCCGCGGTGCCGCTCGCGCAGGCAGCGAACACCATCGGCGCCACCGTGTACGGGGTGCTGGCATGACCAGTGAGCCCGAGACTCAGCCGACTGAGCCTGTTGAACCGGAAGAGCCGAGCCGCCTCGCCGGCGGCTGCGTCCTCGCCATCGCCGCCAGCGCGGCCGGGGGCATCGTCTACGCGGTGCCAGAGGCCGGCTACTTCATGGCCGGGCTTCTCGCCACGGGCACAGTCCGCAGGGCACGCGGCTGGCTCGACGGGCGCCGCGCCCCGGCCGACGAGGACGAGGAGACCGAGGAGCCGGACGCCGAGCCGGTCGACATCGCCGAGCACCTCCGCACCCTCGGCACGGGCGGCCGTCACGTCCTCCTCACGACGTTGGCAAAGGAGGCCGGCCTGCCCGACACCAAGGCCGTGCGGGCGCTCCTCGAGGAGGCGGGCGTGCGCGTCCGCGGGGTCCGCGGGCTGAAGGTCGACGGGCAGGAGGGCAACGGGCCCGGTGTCCATATGGCCGACATCCCGGGCGCCCCGCTCCCCGCCGGCGCGCCCCCTGCCGAGCGTTGTTTGTGCAGCTCAGCCGCCAACGCCAACACCAACAACGCGGGCGGAGAGGGGCCCCGAGAGGGGTTCCGTGTAGAGCCCATCGGCCAGGCCGGGACCGTCGTCCACGACCCGGCAGAGGCGCACCGCCGTCAGCAGGTGCGCACCCACTAGACCCCGGGGCGGCCCTCGCTGCCAGGCATCCGGCCGCCCCGGTCCCATCCCCACCAGGAGACAGGAGCGCCATCATGGCACTCAGGAAGACCATGGCCGCCCGTGACCCGCAGCTGGCCACGCCGGACAACCCGCACTCCCGCGAGTACCAGTCCAGCCGCGGCGGCTACGCCGACACCCCGCCGAAGCCCGTCCCCGGCACCCCGAAGGAGAAGTGACATGAGCGCCCACCTGGACGGCTGCGGAGCCGACGAGGACCCGGACGGCGAAACCATGTGCGTCTGCGCCAGCATCGCCGCTGAGCCAAAGCACGACCCCCGGGAAGACGAGGAGTGCACCCCCGAGTTGATCGACGGCCACGTCATTGGATGCGGCGTGTGCCAGGCATGCCGCTGACCGCCTGCCACACTGAGTCGACACCCGAGGAGGCACCCATGCCCGTCAAGCTGGCCAAGCCGCAACCGAACCCCGCCACAGCCGAGCGGATCAACGAAGTCCTGCGGTGGGCGGACGTAGCCGCCCGTTCGTTCGCCCCGGCCGTCGAGCGGGCCTGTGGGGAGATGGGCCGCTCGCTGCGGCCACTGAAGCGGGACGGCTCTGCCTGACCGCTGTCACACCCCCGCAGTAGCCTGACCGCATCCCACCCGCGCTCGCTGGCTGCAGCGCTACTCGGGCCGAAGCCCCTGCCGTTGTACACACGGCAGGGGCTTCGTCATGCCTTCGACTCCCGCGGTACAGCAACCGCCCGCGCGACCCAGCCGCGCCCGATCCGATCCGTCGGCAGCAGCGTCGGCTGCGCACCCAGCCGCCGGCACAACTCGGCGAGCGCCTGCTCGCACTCTGTACGGGTGCGGCCCCGGATCATGTAGGAGACCCCCATACGGGGCAGTCTGCCGCACGGGGGTCTCAGCATGTTCAGAAACCGGAAGAGCTACGCCGGATCGCGTTGCGCTGCGCATCGAGCAGTACCTCGAAGCGCATGAACGCCACCTCGCCATCACACGGGGCGCAGTGCCACGGCCGCTTCGGCTGCGACCACAGCCACGGTTTCTCAGTTGACTTGCCGCAGCGGTCACAGCTCGGCGAGCTCAGCGGGTTCACGCGCGGCCGGATTCGCGTGGCCAGGTTGGCGAGCGTCGCCAAAGCGACGGACGTCAGCAGGACAGCGATAGCCATCGCTGCGAGCGGGCTCATGGCCGCCACTTCTCGCGGTAGTCGGCGTGGTCGGCGTGCGCCAGGGCCAGGTGCTGGAGAACCGGCTCAAGGGCGAGAAGCGTCACCCTGGCGGGCCGTCGGACGAGGTGGTCCGGAAACTCGGCGTCTTCCTGCGCCTTCGTTACCAGCCGGAGCACGCCGCGCTTTGCCTCGACTTCGGCGAGGACGCGGGCCGGGTCATGGCGAACGACGTGGTCGACGAGGCCGGGCTTCAGCGGACCACTGTGGCCGTAGAACAGCACGTGTCCGTTGAACGTCCGCGCCGCGTCGGGACCGTCGGCGACCCACCGTCCATCCCACGGGGCGCTCCGGTCCTCCACCGCCCGCGCGGTTTGCTCGTCTTCGTCGAGGCGGGCCCGCAGGAACGCCACCAACTCCGCGGTCACGACGCCGGCTCCCTTCTCGGCGGACGGCCGCCCTTGCGTGCACGGCGAGCGGTCAGCTCCTCGTCGGCGGCGGCGAGTTCGGCGCGCTCGTGATCGTTGCCGTGCTGCTCGATGAAGGAGCGGACGTGGTCGACGAGGTCGGTACTGCGGTCGACTCCGGCCCGGGCGGCGGCTGTTCCGTAGGCGTCCCACATGCGGCGGGGGATGCGGAAGCGGGTGGCGAAGGTGTGGTCCTTGTCGTCTGGGGACATGGGGTCATGTTCCCACACAGATAGCCGGGCGCAACCCCTTGTGTGGGTACACAGTTGGCGCTACTGTGTGGGTACACGGTAAGCGACCAAGGGGGACCCGATGAGGCACACCACCAACGAGACCAGCACCCAGACCCTCACCCGCCTCATCAAAGCCCTCGACGCCAAGCACCCCGTCACCATCACCTACACCAAGGCCGACGGCACCCAGACCATCCGCACCATCGAGATCGCCGACATCCTCGTCACCACCGCCGGCGACATCGTCCTCCGCGCCGCCGACCGCGACACCCAGGAGATGCGCTCCTTCCGCGTCGACCGCATCCAGACCTACACGATCCACCGCACCGCCTACACCGTCGCCCGCCCCGCCGCCGACGACGACAAGCCGGCCCGCACCACCGGCCTCGCCACCGTCACCGTCCTCTACCCGGTCGACGCCCCCATCGCCGCCCGCGTCCAGCTTCTCGCCGACACCCTCGCCGCCTGATCGGAGACCACCGCCATGGACCTCATCCCCGAACCGCAGCCCGGCTTCGACCGCGAGCAGTGGACCACCTGCCACATCACCCGCCTCACCGTCGGCGACATCCTCGCCTTCACCGACGAACTGCTGCTGCGGCCCGCGGTCGTCACCGCCGCCCAAACCGAAGAGGTGCCGGGCGACCAGTACGGGCTCGCCCTCGGGACCGCCCGTTTCCTCGACAACGGCGAGGAGATCAAGTTCAAGGCCCGCGGCAACCTCTCGGTCGCGATGCGCTGCGACCTCCGCTACACGCCCTGACCCGCCCCCGGCGCCCCGCGCCACCAACCCGAAGGGACACCCCCGTGATCCGCACTACCTACCGCGGCCGCAACATCAAGGTCCTCGCCGCCCGCGGCAAGCCGTTCCACCGCAAGCTTGTCATCAACGGCCAGGTCATCAACCACGCCTGGCAGGGCGACGACGCGCAGGCCCTCGACTGGTTCCGGAACGTCATCGACCGCCTTGACGAGAAGGGCCCCAGCTGCCCCGCGGACGAATACCCGCACTGGTGGCCGCCCGCCACCAACACTGCGAAGGACACGAGCCGGAAGCCCGCCTGACCTGTCGTCCACACATTGGCCCGCCCATCTCACCCCATAATCAGGGTGACGGGTGGGCCAATCTGTATGCCCGCCCACGACCCGGAGGAGGGCCGGATGGCAGGCCACGACCACCACAAGACCCAGCAGCGCGTCCCGTCCACGGGCAAGTTCACCGGCCCGCCCCTCGAAATCGCCGCCCGCCGAGCCGAAGCCGCACGCCTCCGCGGCGAGGGCCGGCCGTACCGGGCCATCGCCGACGAGCTGGGCATCGACGTGCACACCGCGTTCGACGACGTGAAGGCCGCCGTGAAAGCCATCGTCGAAGAGCCCGCCCAGCAGGTCGTGAACCTCGAACTCCGGCGCCTCGACGAGGAACTGATCAGACTCGACGCCCTCGAGGAGACCGTGCGCAAGGTCCTGGAGACCGAGCACTTCACCATCTCCCACGGCAAAGTCATCTACATCGGCGACAGCACCAGCCCGCTCCTCGATGACGGGCCGGTGCTGCAGTCCGTTGACCGGCTGATGCGGATCGAGGAGCAGCGGCGCCGCAACGGCGAGAGCAGGCGCCGGCTCCTCGGGCTCGATGCTCCGGCGAAGACGCAGGTGTCGGGCGGGGTGCAGTACGAGATCGTCGGCATCGACATGGACAAGCTCCGGTGACCGTCGCGCAGCTTCTCCACCGGTACGAGCCGCACGGCACCGCGGCCGAAGTGTTCGAGTGCCGCGACTCCGAAGTCCTCATGTCCGGCCCGGCCGGCACCGGCAAGAGCAGGGCGTGCCTGGAGAAGCTGCACCTCATGGCCCTCGCCAACCCGGGCATGCGCGGTCTGATCGTCCGCAAGACGCTCGCCTCCCTCGGCTCCACCGCCCTGGTCACCTACCGGGAGCACGTCGCGAAGGAAGCCCTGGAGACCGGCGTCGTCAACTGGTACGGCGGCAGCGCCCAGGAGGCCCCCGGTTACCGGTACTCCAACGGCAGCCTGATCAACGTCGGCGGCATGGACAAGGCCACCCGGATCATGTCCTCGGAGTACGACGTCGTCTACGCCCAGGAAGCCATCGAGCTCACCGAGGACGACTGGGAAGCGATCACCACCCGCCTCCGCAACGGCAAGATCAGCTTTCAGCAGCTCATCGCCGACACCAACCCCAGCGTGCCCACCCACTGGCTCAGGCAGCGCTGCGTCCGCGGCGACACCACGCTCCTCAACTGCCGCCACGAGGACAACCCCGTCCTCTACCAGGGCGGACAGCTCACCGACATCGGCCGCGACTACCTGAGCAAGCTCGACAAGCTCACCGGCGTCCGCAAGCTCCGCCTCCGCGACGGCCAGTGGGTCGCCGCCGAAGGCCAGATCTACGACACCTACGACCCCGAACTCCACCTCGTCGACCGGTTCGACATCCCCGCCCACTGGACCCGCTACTGGACGGTCGACTTCGGGTTCACCAACCCGTTCGTCCTCCAGTGCTGGGCCGAAGACCCCGACGGCAGGCTCATCCTCTACCGCGAGATCTACCGCACGAAGACCCTCGTCGAGGACCACGCCGCCACCATCCTCCGCGCGGTCCGCGCCTGCGCCACCTGCTGCGACTCCAAGGCCCGTAGCCACGACTGCCACACCTGTGACGACTGCCAGCTCAAGTGGACCGAACCGAAACCGCGCGACATCGTGTGCGACCACGACGCGGAGGACCGGGCCACCCTGGAACGCCACCTCGGCATGTCCACGATGCCTGCCCGCAAAGGGGTCAGCGACGGGTTGCAGGCGGTGCAGGCCCGGTTGAAGCCCGCCGGGGACGGGCGGCCACGGCTGCTGTTGATGCGGGACGCCCTGCTCGAGCGGGACGAGGAGCTGGCTGAAGCGAAGAGGCCGACGTGCACGGAGGAGGAGATCGTCGGCTACGTGTGGGCACAGCCTCAGCCGGGCCGGCCGCCGAAGGAGACGCCGCTGAAGGAGGACGACCACGGGTGCCTGATCGCTGGCACCCCCGTGTCAACCCCTGGCGGACCTGTCGCTATCGAGTCGGTGCGCCCCGGTGACCTGGTGCTGACCCGGGTCGGTCCTCGCGCGGTGCTGGCGAGTGGCATGACGTCGGAGAGTGCAGTCGTCTACCGCGTGGAGCTGTCAACGGGCGAGGCCCTGACGGGCACTGGCAACCACCCGGTTTGGGTGGATGGCGAAGGCTGGAAACGACTGGATGCATTGCGATATATGGATAGGCTCGTGGTATGTCAAACAGCCAATCCACGCGCTTCAACGGAGTCACCTTCCACCGTTACCCCGACTCCCCGAACTGGGCTGATCGCGAGTACTACACCCCCGGCATTGCCGACAGGCAGCGAGGCATCGGCCGCTTGCACGAGGAGATCTGGAAGCAGGCGCACGGTCCCATCCCTGAGGGGTGCGAGATCCACCACGCCGACTACAACCCCGACAACAACGAGTTGGGCAACCTCGTCTGTCTCACCATCGCCGAGCACAAGGAAGCCCATCGCCGGCGTGGGCGCGAACGGGCCAGGACACCCGAGCATCGAGCCCACCTCGACCGGATCAGACCCCTCGCTGCCGAATGGCACCGTTCTGATGAAGGGCGGGCCTGGCACCGCGAGCACGCCGCGAAGCGCCAGTTCGGCTACGCCGAGCCGCGGTCCGGGTCCTGCGAACAGTGCGGCAATCCGTACGAGACGACCAAGCCCGGCAGCGGGGATCGGTTCTGCTCCAACAAGTGCAAGACCGCGTGGCGATACGCGAGCGGCGTCGACAACGAGCAGCGCACGTGCGCCCATTGCCACGCCGAGTTCACCGTCAACCGCTACAACCCCAAGCGCTGCTGCGGGCGCACGTGTGCTCAGCGTCTCCGCGCTGCCGAAGCGCGTGCCCGTGTTCAACCTGACGGTGACTGATCAGCCGGAGTACTTCGCGCAGGGCGTCCTGGTCCACAACTGTGACGCCAAGCGGTACATGGTCGCGCACCGGGACATGGGCAGCAGGCCGGGTGTGCGCTGGTTCTGACCCGCAGTTTGTAGAGTCTCCACAAACATCTTTCCGGAACTGGGAGTGGCCGTGACCAGGACAAACACCTTCCTTCGCAGGTCGAAGGCGTACGCCGTGACCCGCGTACCGACTTTGCTTGACATCACAGGGGCTACTCTTTTGTCAGTAGGTGCCAACGCGATCTATGCGCCTGCCGGGTGGATCGTCGGCGGACTGTCCGTCCTGGCGATCAACCGCCTGATGCACGACGGGTAGCACCGAAGGAGGGGGCCGTGGCGAGAACACTGCTCGGCGCTCTCCTCAACCGCACGGCCACCACGACCCCGGTCCCCTTCGCGTCACGCGCCCAGTCCTACGCCCACGGCCTGTTCGGCAGCCGGCGTGACGCGGTCGCCCAGATGTCCGCGATGGGCTCGGTCGGCACGCTGTTCTCGATCGTCAATCGCACGTCGAACGCGACCGCGCTGGTCGAGTGGAAGCTGTGGCGGAAGGCTAAGTCCGGCCGCCTTGAGGACCGTACGGAGGTCACCGCGCACGCGGCGCTGGACCTGTGGAACAAGCCCAACCCGTTCATGCCGCGGCAGGAGTTCGTCGAGGGGACGCAGCAGCACGTCGACCTGACCGGCGAGGGCTGGTGGGTCATCGCCCAGCACGAGCGGATCAAGCTCCCGCTGGAGATGTGGTACGTCCGGCCCGACCGTATCCGTCCCGTCCCGGACCCGGAGCACTTCCTGATCGGCTACATGTACTGCGGCCCCGACGGCACCGAGGTCCGCCTCGAACTTGACCAGGTCATTCAGCTGCGGATGCCCAACCCGCTGGACCCGTACCGCGGCATGGGCCCTGTGCAGTCGATCCTGTCCGACCTCGACGCCACCCGGTACTCCGCGGAGTGGAACCGGAACTTCTTCGCCAACAGCGCGGAGCCCGGCGGCATCCTCGAGGTCGACCGGCGCCTGGACGATACTGAGTTCGACGAGCTGCGCATGCGGTGGAACGAGCAGCACAAGGGCGTCGCCAACGCGCACCGGGTCGCGATCGCTGAGGGCGGCCTGAAGTGGGTGGATCGCAAGTTCACCCAGCGGGACATGCAGTTCGCAGAGCTGCGCGGCGTGTCCCGGGACGTGATCCGTGAGGCGTTCGGCATCCCCGCCTTCGCGCTCGGCGAGGTCGCCGACGTTAACCGCGCCACCGCCGAAGCCTCCAAGTCCTGGTTCGCGGAGCAGCTCACCGTGCCGCGCCTCGAGCGCATCAAGGCCGCCCTGAACCACGACCTCCTGCCCCTCTTCGGCGCCGCGGCACAAGGCCTCGAGTTCGACTACTGCGACCCCGTCCCGCCGAACACTGAGCAGCAGGCAGTGCAGCTCACCGCCCGCGCGAACGCCGCCGAAGCGCTCGCCCGCGGCGGATGGAACCGCGACGACATCCTGCCCGCCGTCGGCCTGCCCGAGATGCGGGCCGCCGCGCCCGCCAATCCGCAGCCGGCGCCCGCCGCGCGCCGACCCCGGAGCTGGCTCCCGGCCGGCTCCACCCTCCTTGCCGCAGCCGACGACGACGCTGTGCTGGAGCAGGTACGCGAGCAGTACACCGCCGTGCTGGAGCAGCTGCTCACGGACTGGGAGCCGATCGCCGACGCGCAGATCGAACAGCTCGGTGACGCGATCGAGACCGCGGTCGACGACGAAGACCTCACCGCCCTCGCCGCCTTGCCGGTACCGACTGATGACGCCGCCGAGACGCTTGCTGCTGCGCTCGCGGACATGGCCACCACCGCCGCCGAGCAGATGGTGTCCGAGGCCGCGGAGCAGGGTGTCACAGTCACCGCTCCTGAGGTGTCCTCGTCGCTCACCAACCGCGTGCCGGTGTGGGCGTTCGGGGACGAGCTGCTGGAGATCGCGCAGGCGACCGCGCAGATCCTCGCCGACGACCTCGCCCGCCAGGCCGCGGTTGAAGCACTGCGCCACTACGCGCCCGGCGCGGTCGGCCGCCGTGTCGCCGACTCGGTCAAGACCACGCTCCGCAGCCTGAAAAACCGGTTCCGCCGCGACCAGCTCGGCGCGGCTGTCCACCGCGCGCAGAACGTGGGCCGGCTCGCGGTCGTCGAGGAGACCCCGGCCGCGGTGTACATCGCGACGGAGAAGCTCGACGGCGCGACGTGCCCGCCGTGCCGGGAGATCGACGGCACCGAGTACACCGACCTCGACACGGTGCGCGGCCTGTATGCGGCCGGGGGCTACCAGCAGTGCGAAGGCGGCTCCAGGTGCCGCGGAACGTTCACGGCCAGGTGGGAGACGTCATGAGCAATCTGGGACCGCTGCCGCGCCGTGCGCGGCTGTTCAACACCATGACTGCCGGGGCGCGGCAGGCGTTCCTCGCCGGACACGGCGGGGTGCGCGTGGAGGGGACGGCGGCCGGTGGGCAGCCGGCCGCCACTCTCCAGAAGGACCGCGTTTGGTATCGCATCACCAACAACGCCGGCTCTGCGGTGGTCGACATCTTCGATGAGATCGGCTACTGGGGTACGAACGCCGCCGACTTCCAGCGGGAGCTGGCGCAGATCGTCGCCACCGAGATCACGGTCAACCTCAACAGTCCGGGCGGGGAGATCTTCGAGGGCATCGCGATCCACAACGCGCTGCGCTCCCACCCCGCGAACGTGACCGTGCGGGTCGCCGGGCTGGCCGCGTCGATCGCCTCGGTGATCGCCCTGGCTGGTGACCGGGTCATCATGCAGCCCCACTCGCAGATGATGATCCACGACGGGTCCGGGTTCTGCATCGGCGACGCGAGCGACATGCGTGAGATGGCCGACCTCCTTGACAAGCAGTCCAACAACATTGCCGCCGTGTACGCCGAGCGCGCGGGCGGCACCGTCGAGGAGTGGCGGGAGCGGATGCTCGCCGAGACCTGGTACTCCGCCGACGAGGCTGTTGAGGCCGGTCTGGCGGACGAGGTCGACGCCCCGGCGCGGCAGGGCCAGCAGGCCCCGGCCCCGGCTGCGCGGTGGGACCTCACGGTGTTCAAGCACGCCGGCCGGGAGCAGGCGCCCGCGCCCGTGCTCAACACCGCGCCAACTGTCCACACCACGCCTGTCGAGCCTCCTGCCCCCGCACCGGAGGTGCCCGCGGCCGTCGACCAGGCGCCCGAGCCCACGGCCCCTGAGCCTGCCGCCGAACCGGAGCCCGAGCCGGCGGCCGACCCCGATCCGTGGACGGCGCTCACCGCCCACCTCACCGTGCCGCCCGCTGATCCGTGGGCAGCCCTGACCGCACACCTGTACCCCGCAGCGTCGCCAAGCGCGGCGACGGACGCCTGAAGGAGGCACCTGTGGCAACTCCCACCGTCCCGCGCAACTCCACGGAGCTCGCGGAAATGCTGGCCGACCCGGCCAAGGCGAAGGACATCCTCGCCAACAGCGAGAGCCTGACCCAGTTCATCGACACCTACGCCCAGACCCAGCAGGGCGACGGCACCGACCTGTCCCGCCTCGTTACCGAGGAGACGCAGCGCCAGTTCGCCGACTTCCTCAAGGACCGGGGCGCCGGCGACATCAAGCGCCCGAACCTCGACCCCAAGACTGTCGACCCGTACGCCAACGTCGCGAAGTCCGCGCAGGCGCAGGGCCTGTACAACCGGAACGCGATCGGCGCGAAGGTCGACGGGCTCTTCGACAACTACGGCGAGTTCTTCAGGGCGATCTACCGTTCCAACCCGGACAAGGACAGCCCGGACCTGTCTGCCAAGCTGGAGAAGCTCCGCAACTTCAGCTCCGACGTCCCCTCCGATGGCGGGTTCCTCATCCCCGAGGTGCTGCGCTCCGAGCTGCTGCGCATCTCGAACGAGCAGGGCGTCGTACGACCGCGGGCACGGATCGTGCCCATGGAAAGCCTGCGCGTCCCATTCCCCGCAGTGGACGTCACCAGCAACGTCAACAGTATCCACGGCGGAATCGTCGGGTACTGGACCGAGGAAGGCGGCCAGCTCACCGAGTCGCAGGCCCGGTTCTCCCGGATCGTCCTCGACGCGAAGAAGCTCACCGCGTTCGCGAAGATCCCGTCCGAGCTCCTTGCCGACAGCCTCGTCTCCCTCACGGCGCTCATCGACCAGATGCTGCCGGAAGCCATCATGGAATTCGAGGACCGGGCGTTCCTCACCGGCGACGGCATCGGCAAGCCCCTCGGCGTCCTCAGCGGCGCGGCCGCCATCTCGGTCACCCGGAACACCTCGAACGAGGTCCGGTTCGAGGACGTCATCAACATCTACGCGCGGATGCTCCCGCAGTCCCTGTCGCGGGCAGTCTGGGTGGTCTCCAACCAGGTGATGACGCAGCTGCTCAACATGCGGATGGTGCAGCAGAACGTGGCTGGCACGGAGAACGTCGGCGCCGCCTCGCCGGGCCTGTGGCTCACTGGCGGCCAGGCAATCGACGCCGCGCCCATGCGGCTGATGGGTCTGCCCGTCGTGGTCAGCGAGAAGGTCCCGGCCCTGGGGTCAGCGGGCGACATCAGCCTCATCGACTTCGGGTTCTACCTCATCGGTGACCGGCAGGCCATGCAGGCCAAGCAGTCCGAGGAGCGGTACTTCGAGACCGACGAAGTTGCCTTCCGCGTCATCGAGCGTGTCGACGGCCGCCCGTGGCTGCAGTCCGCGATCACGCCTGCCAACGGCGGCGACACCCTGTCCCCGATCGTCAAGCTCGCCGCCTGATCCGGGCGCACCCAGAGGAGACACATCATGGAAGCGCTCGGAAGGCTCTTCAACATCGCATCCATCGTCGCCCCCGTCGACCTGGCGGGCGGCGCCGCCACCGGCAACCGCGTCCACCTCAACGCCTGCCAGGGCGTCGCGTTCGTGTACTTCGCCGACGCGGGCACTGCGGGCGAGGACGTGGACCTGGACGTGCAGGAGCACAACGCGTCCAGCGCTGGCACGTCGCAGGATCTGAACGTCGTCACCCGCTGGTTCTCGAAGCGGGAGGCCACCCTCGACAACGACGAGCAGTGGACGAAGCACACCCAGACTGCCGCGTCGGAGGTCGACCTCGGCGACGACGAGGGCGAAGTGCAGGTGCTTGCCGTCGTGGAGGTGTCCGCCAAGTCCCTGTCGGACGGCTTCGAGTGGGTGTCCGTGAACACCACCGACTCGGGCGCCACGGCCGGGAAGCTCGGCTGCGTCCTCGCCATCACCTACGACCTGACGGACCAGCGGTCGCCTGAGCTGCTGGCCGACCTGCTGTGACTCTGCGGGTCTGCTTGGACTGCACTGCGGCCTACGCGGTGGGGGCGCCCCGGTGCCCCCACTGCGGGTCGGAGCGCGGCCAGGAGCAGGGCTCCGATCCGTTCCGAGGAGGAACCGTGCCGAAGATCACCCGCCATGGTGGGCCGTCGGTCGCCGGCGTCACCGAAGTCCAGCCGGACCGGGAAGAGGAGGTGGCGTCATCGCCTGGGAACAGCTCCGAGACATCGTCCGAGAAGCCGCCGACGAGCAGCGAGCAGAGCGGGCCCGGCCGCCGGAAGCCTGCCCGGAAGACGGGGAGCCGCTCAAGCAGGGGCACGACGGGGAGCTCTACTGCCCGTTCGACGGATGGCGACCAGACGGCCGATACGTCGGCCAGTGAGGACACCAGCTCATGACCCCGACCGTCGGCCGGATCGTCCTCGTCCCCATGGACCCAGCGATGAACAACGGCTCCGATGTCGCACCGGCCGTCATCACCCGCGTCTGGGACGACGGATCGGTCAACGTGCACGTGCTGCCCGACGGCAACGTCACCGAGTGGCGCACCTCGCTCGTACAGGTCGACGACCTCGCCGACCGGGGCGACAGCCAGCACGTGTGGATGTGGCCCCCGCGCGTCTGACCGACCGCTATCCGCCTGAGAGGAGGTGACAGAGATGGGCATCTGGTACGCCACCAGAGAAGACGTCAAGGAAGCGCTCGACTACAAGGAGACCGCCCGGAACAACCGGCAGGTCGACCGGGCAATTGAAGCCGCGAGCAGGGACGCAGAGAAGCTGTGCCACCGCATCTTCTACCCCGAGGTCGACACCCGGTACTTCAACTGGCCCACCGGCGCCCGACCGTGGCGCCTGTGGCTCGACGACTCGGAGCTCATCTCCGTCACCACCCTCAGCAGCGGCGGCACCACGATCGACGCGGCCGACTACTTCCTCGAGCCCAACCGCTCCGGCCCGCCGTACAACCGCGTGGAGATCGACCTCGCATCGTCGGCGGCCTTCGGCGGCGGCAACACCCACCAGCGCGATGTCACCATCCTCGGCGTCTGGGCCGGCGCTCCCATCGACGAGACCCCGGCCGCCGACCTCGACGGCGACATCACCTCCACAGCGACCAGCATCGCCACCACCACGGCCCCACTCATCGGCGTAGGGTCGCTCCTACGGATCGGCACCGAACGGCTCATCGTCACCGAGCGGTCCATGTCCGACACGTTCGTCGACCTCGCCGCCGACCTGGCTGCCACGAACAACGCCGTCACCCTCGCCGGGGTGTCGACCGGCTTCTCGGTCGGGGAGGTCATCCTCATCGACTCCGAGCGGATGCTCATCGTCGACAAGTCGCCCACCGCGCTCACCGTGAAGCGGGCCTGGGACGGCTCCGTCCTCGCCGCCCACACGTCCGGCACCAGCATCAACGCCCTGCGGACGCTGACGGTCACCCGCGGCGCACTCGGCACGACGGCCGCCGCGCACACCAGCGGCGCCGACATCCTCGTGTGGGAGCCGCCCGGCCCCGTGCGAACCCTGGTCATCGGCCACGCGATCAGCACGCTCACCAGCGAGCACTCTGGCTACTCCCGAGTGAAGCGCTCCGGCGAGAGCACCGGCGAGCGGGCCATCGACACGAGCGCCCTCGCGGTCCTGCGCCGCACCGCCTACGACGCGGTCGGCCGCAAGGCCCGCATCCGGGGGGTGTGACATGACCGGCTTCCGTGTGCAGGTGAACGCGACGAGGACGGGCCCGTTCCGCGACGGCCGCTTTCAGCGCGCCGCCTCCCAGTACTCCGACGCCCTCAATTTTGCGGTGGCTGAGCACGGCGAGAAGCTCGTCGACCGGCGTCTGAACCAGGTGCTGAAGACCCAGACCCCGTATTACCGGCTGCGGGTCACCGTCCGCCGCGCGCGCGGCGGCTACGAGGTGTGGGACCAGGGCGTCGTCTACGGCCCGTGGCTGGAGGGCACCGGCTCCCGCAACCACCCCGTGACGAAGTTCCGCGGCTACCAGACGTTCCGCCGCGTGAAGCCGATCGTTGACCGTGACGCCAACCGGATCGCGATGGACCTGCTGCGCCGCTACCAAGCGAGGGGGCTGCTGCGATGAGCCTCAACACGACAGACATTCGCGACGCCGTCGTCTCCCACGCCCTCAGCCTTGGCCGGTTCGACCAGGTCAACCAGCACGCCCCGAAGAACCCGCCGAAGTCCGGCCTGTCCCTGGCGATCACCGGCGACCGGATCGGCGGCATCCGCTCCTCCGGTCTGGCCTCCCTGTCGGCGCGCCTGGTGCTCATGCTGCAGGTCTTCGCCTCCATGCAGATGGAGCCGGCCGACGACATCGACGCCACAGTGTTCGACGCGGTCGATGCCCTGTTCGGCGCGTACTGCGGCGACTTCACCCTCGGCGGCCTGGTCCGCCAGGTGGACCTCCTCGGCACCGACGGCACTGGCCTCGACGCGGTGCTGGGCTACGTGACCGTCGACGGCATCGAGTACCGGCACGCGGCGATCACCCTGCCGCTGATCATCAACGACGTGTGGACGGAGGAGGCATGAGCAAGCAGTCCGGCCTCGGCGACAACCTGTACATCGCGGGCTACGACCTGTCCGGCGACATCAACGCCCTCGGCCGCATCGGCGGCGGCCCCGCAGCGCTCGACTTCACCGCCATCAACAAGAGCGCCCACGAACGCAAGGGCGGCATCCGTGACGGCAGTTTCCAGTTCACCTCGTTCTTCAACCCGGCCGCCGCGCAGGCCCACCCCCGGCTGTCCGCCCTGCCGCGCACCGACGTGATCCTGTCCTACTTCCGCGGCACCACCGCAGGCGGCGAGTCCGCCAACCTTGTCGCGAAGCAGGTCAACTACGACGGTACCCGCGGCGACGACGGCTCCTTCACCTTCGCCGTCGAGGCCCTCGCCAACGGCTACGGCGTCGAGTGGGGCACGTCCATGACGGCCGGCCTGCGCACGGACACCGAGGCGACGGACGGCGACAGCGTCGACTTCGGTACCGGCTCCACCGAGTTCGGTCTGCAGGCGTACCTGCACGTGCTGGCGTTCACCGGGACCTCAGTCACGGTCAAGCTGCAGGAATCCAGCGACGACGCCGCGGCGGACGCGTGGGCGGACGTCACCGGCGGCGGGTTCACCGCGGCGACCGGGATCACGAGCGAACGGATTCAGACCGCCCGGGACCAGACCGTCGAACGCTACCTGCGCGTAGTCACTTCCGGCACGTTCACCGAGGCCGTGATCGCCGTGTCCGTGAACCGCAACGAAGTGGAGACGACGTTCTGATGACCAGGCCCTTGAACCGAGTCGACCGGCTGCTCCTCGCCCCCGGCGCCTACCAGACCTTCGAGATTAACCAGCCCGCCGACACCACCGTGCGCGCCGCCTGCGAGCAGGTCGCCTGCCCGGCATGGCTGCACGGCTGGGAGTCCGTCATCGACGAGACCACCCCGCTCGGGCGGCAGCAGGCCGCGTACATCCGTGGGCAGGCCGGCCGCACCTTCCGGGAGCAGCGCCGGGGCGACGGGCTGACCGTGTTCCGGTTCGACGCGCGGCAGCGGTGCTTCGCCGACCACAAGACGAAGCCGCAGCTGTTCGCCGTCAGAGACGGTGATTGGCGAGGCAACCCCACCGGGCGTATCCGCCAGCACCAGCGCGCGGCGGACTGGGTGGAGGACTTCGGCGAGCACCAGCTCCGCCTCGTAGACCAGCAGCAGAAGGGATAAGGCCATGGCCAAGGAATCAGGTCTCGGGTGGACCACGTTCAGCGTCGATGACGCATCGGGCACCCCAAGGGATATTCGGAACGACGTCACCAACCTGCAGTTCGCTACCCCGCGCGCGGTGCAGGACGTCACCGGCATCGACAAGTCCGCGATGGAGAGGCTCCTGCTGTTGGCGGACTTCAGCGTGACCGCCAACGGCGTCTTCAACGACGCCGCGAACGCCAGCCACTCGGTGTGGAAGACCATCCCGTCCACGTCCGTGGCGCGCACCACGTCGATCGAAGTGTCCGGACAGACCCTCGCCAACGAGTGCCTCTACACGGACTACCCCCTCACCCGCGGCGACGACGGCGCCCTCACATGGGCCGTGCCCGGCGTCCTGTCCGACGGCACTGTCCCCACCTGGAGCTGACCCATGGCCGGATTCCGACACCAGATCCCGCGCGTCAACGTCGCCTTCGAGGAAGGCCACGAGTACCACGGCTGCGAGGTCACCCTCCGCAAGCTGAAGCTCGGCGAGTACCTCGACCTCGTCGGCATCAACCCGGACAGCGGCGTCAGCAACGTCGGCGACCAGCTGCAAAAGATGGCCGACAAGCTCATCACCTGGAACCTCGAGGACGAGACCGGCAGGCCGGTCCCGACCACCCGGGAGGCCGTGCTCGAGCAGGACAAGGACCTGATGCTGGCCATCCTCGGCGCCTGGCTCGACGGCGTCAACGGAGTGTCGGCCCCTTTGGAGCAGCCCTCCACCGGTGGCGAACCCTCCCCGGCGGCGTCGATTCCGATGGAACCCCTGTCACCGAGCCTGCAGAACTCAGGCATGCCCGCCTGATCCTCGGACTCTGCGACCGCTTCAAGTGCCTGCCCAGCCACCTCCTCGACGAAGACGCCTCCCTCTGGCGGCTCCTACGCATCGAGAAGCTCGGCACCCCCGACGACGCTGAAGGAGGTGAGCCATGGCCGACGCCGTAACCATCGTCGTCCGCGTCCGCGACCAGACCCGCGCCGGGATCACGGCCGTCAACGACAACCTGAACCGGCTCACCCGCGGCGCGAAGGACATGGACCGCTCCTTCGGCTCCCTGGTCGGCTCTGCGCTGAGCCTCGCCCCGGCGCTCATCCCGATCGCCGCGTCGGCTGCGCCGATCGCTGTTGGTCTCGGCGCGGCCGGTGTCGCAGTGGCAGCGTTCGGCGCGGCACTGGGCCCGCAGGTCATGGCCATGAGCGAGGCCACCGACGCGGAGAAGAAGTATCAGGAGGCTGTCGAGCAGCACGGGCCCACGTCGAAGGAAGCCGCGCAGGCGCAGGCTGCGTACGCCAAGGAGATGGCCAGCCTGCCCCCGGCAACGCGGGAGGCGGCGGCGCAGCTGTCGGTGCTGAAGGACGGATACAAGGACTGGTCGAACGCGCTCGCCGACGACACGATGCCCGTGGTCACGAAGGGCCTGGCGACGTTCGGTGCGATCTTCCCGAAGCTGACCCCGCTGGTGAAGGGCACCAGCCGGGAGCTGGACCGGTTCGTGACCATCGCGGCTGGCGGGGTGCAGTCGGCCGCGTTTGACCGGTTCATGAAGTCCTTCGCCGAGTTCTCCACCGGCGCCCTGCGGAAAGCGAACGACGGCCTCCTCAAGCTGATGCGCACCATGGACACCGGCCAGGTCGGCGGGAACCTCAAAGAGTTCATGGACTACGCCCGCACCAACGGGCCCATCGTTGGTGAGACCCTCGGCAACCTGGGCGAGACGCTCGCCAAGCTCCTGGTCGCCGCCTCGGACGTCGGCGTCGGCATGCTCCAAGTCATCAACGCTTTCGCGAGCCTCGTGAACGCCGTGCCCACCAGCCTCCTCACGACCCTGCTGCAGATCGCGATCGCTTTCAAGGCCATCAAGATGGCGGCGGCCGGGTTCGCCGCGGTCGGCGTCGGTATCCAAGCCATCACCACACAAATCATCGCCATGCGCACCGCGGCCGGCACGGGCGCCACCCGGGTAGGGATGCTGGGGGCGGCGTTCACGGCCATGTCCCGCACAGCAAAGATCGCCCTCGCGAGCATCGGTATCGGCCTCGCCCTCATCGCGATCACCGAGTTGTCGCAGATGGGCGAAAAGGCCGCGCCGAACGTCGACAAATTGACCACGTCCCTGGGTGAGTTGGGGCGTACGGGCAAGGCGTCGGGCTATGTGGTCTCCCAGTTCGGCAAGGACTTCGAGAAGCTGCGGGACCAGATCAACGCGGTCGTCGACCCTTCCGTTGCGGAGAGCATCAACAACTGGGGCGCCGACGTGACGGGCGGCCTCTTGGATGCCGGTGTTGCGACCGAGGATTTCACCAAGTCGGTCGACTCGATCGACACTTCGCTGGCGAATTTGGTCAGCGGCGGCAAGGTGGACCAGGCCAAGGCTGCGCTCGCGAGCATGATGGCGGGCATGAAGCCGGAGGCGGCCGAGAAGTTCAGGTCTTCGCTGGACGGCTTCGACGAGGCGCTCGCGAACCTGGCGTTCGAGCAGAAGCTGGCCGCTGAGGCGATGGGCTTGTTCGGGGCTCAGGCACAGGCTGTGCAGGGGAAGCTCGCGGCGCAGAAGGCCAGTGCGGATGGTCTGGCGCAGTCGATCAACGCGCTGTCCACTGCGGCGCTGATCGCCCGTGGCGGGATCCGCGGCATGGAGGCCGCGATCGACGCGGTGGACGAATCGTTCAAGAAGAACAAGGCGACGCTCGACGAGAATACTGAAGCCGGCCGGGCGAACAACCAGGCGTTGGACAACTTGGCGGCCGCCACGATGAAGGCGGGCGAGGACGCCCGGGCGAACGGCGCGTCGTGGGAAACCGTCAACAAAATCTATGCGAGGGGCCGGGAGAAACTGATCTCGGCGGCCGACGCGATGGGCCTGACTCGGGAGCAGGCGAAGAAGCTCGCGGATCAGATCCTGCGCACCCCGGACAAGACGGCCCGGCTGCGGGGCAACATGGAGGATTTGCAGCGGAAGATCAACACGGCGAAGGACAAGTTGAAGAAGGTGCCGGACTCCCGCAGAGCGCAGGTCCGGGCCAACATCAACGACTTGACCAGCAAGCTGCGGCAGGCTGCACGGCAACTCAACGCCATGGACGGCCAGACAGCGACCACCTACGTGTACACGAACTACCTGTCCGACGAGACAGCACGGCGGCGGGGCCGCGCCCACGGCGGCATCATCGGTGCGGCCAGCGGCGGACCGCGGTCGCGGATGACGCTGGTCGGCGAGCAGGGCCCCGAGATTGTGGACTTGGCACCCGGGTCGCGGGTGCGGTCGAACCCGGACACGCGCCGGATGTTCGCCAGCGCGGGCCGCGGCGGCGGCCAGCCGATCGTGATCCAGCTCGACATCGCGGGCCGCTATCTGGGCGAGGTCGTCATCGACCCGCTGCGCAAGGAGATCTCCAGCCGCGGCGGGAACGTACAGGCCGTCCTAGGAAGGGGCTCCGCATGACGTTCCCGGACACTCCGCTGCCGATCACCGTCGAGCTCGATCTCGGCGGCACATGGACCGACATCAGCGACGACGTATACGAGCGGGACACCATCCGCATCACCCGTGGCCGGTCCGACTGGGGCCAGCAGGTCGACCACGGGCGCTGCGTCTTCACCCTCAACAATGCGACGGGCAACTACTCGCTGCGGAACCCGCTCGGCGATTACTACGAGCTCATCGGCCGCAACACGCCCGTCCGCGTCAGTGTCGGGGCTGGTGATGCCTACCTCGCCTTGACCGGCAGCAGCACCGGCTACGCCTCCACCCCCGACACCGCGATCCTCGACGTCACCGGCGACCTTGACATCCGCATCGAGGCAGCGCTCGACAACTGGCAGGAGGAGTCCGGGAGCGTCGAGTTCGCGGCCAAATACCAAATCTCGGGCGACAACCGATCGTGGTACTTCCGCATCACGTCCGGTATTCCCGGCCTCTCTTGGAGCCCCGACGGCACCCTGGCCAGCGTCATTAGCGCCACCGCGACCGAGGCGATCGTCTTCCCCACCAGCAACCGGATCGCCCTGCGCGCCACCCTCGACGTCGACAACCTCGACAGCGGGCACACGGTCACCTTCTACACCTCGGACTCCATCAGCGGCGAATGGACCCGCCTCGGCGACCCGGTGGTCACCTCGGGCACGACGAGCGTCCACGCCGGCACCGCTGTCCTGGAGGTGGGCACGGCAGCAGACATTGTCGGAGTCCCGGCGCAGGGCAGGATCTACGCGTTCCAGCTGCTGGACGGCATCAACGGCAATACTGCGGCGGACATTGACTTCACGGCGCAGACTGTTGACGAAACGAGCTTCGTCGGGGACGACGGGCTGACGTGGACCGTGCAGGGCGACGCTGCGATCTCCAACCGCAAGGTCCGCTTCCTGGGGGAGATCGCGTCGTGGCCGGTCCGCTGGGACACCGGCGGCGACGACGTGTACGTACAGGTCGAAGCCGCGGGGATCATGCGACGCCTCGGGCAGGGCGCGGCCCCCCTGCAGTCGACGCTGCGCCGACGTATCCCCTCGGACCCGAACCTGCTGGCGTACTGGCCGCTGGAGGATGGGGAGAACGCGACACAGGCCGCGTCCGCGCTGAGCAACGTGAGGGCGATGATCAGCAGCGGGCTGGACTACGGGTCTGTCGATACCCTCGCCGGATCGTCCGCACTGCCCACGCTGGACAGCCAGTCCGGGGCGCACCTGCCGATGATCCACGGCTTCGTGCCGTACAGCGCGACCGGCGAGTGGATGGTCGAGTTCGTTTACAAGCGGGATGATCCGGACGCCACTCTGTATACGCACATGCGGATCCTCACCAGCGGCACGGTCCGCGAGTGGTACCTGCAGATGAGCAGCACCGGCGGCCGGGTCCTCGGACGCGACGGTGACGGTAACGATGTGGTCGACGACCCGTTCGTGTGGACCACAGTCACCCCGTTCGGTGACTGGTACCGCATGCGGTTCGCCGTCACCCCCGACGGCAGCAACATCGACTACACCCTCTCGTGGATCCAGGTCGCCGACTCGACGATCAGCTGGTCCGGCACCGTCGCCGGAACCGTCGGCCGCGTCACCGCGGTCACGGCCCCGCCGAACGGATACGCCGCCGCGCTGGACGGCATGGCCCTCGGACACATCGCCGTCTTCTCCAGCGCCACGTCCACGATCTTCGACTACGCGGACCACGGCTACTCCGGCGAGACCGCAGGGGCCCGGATCACGCGCCTCGCCGCGGAGGAGGACGTGGCCCTGCGGCTGTATGGCAGCACCACCCGGCAAGAACTGATGGGCCCGCAGACCCCGGACCGGCTGTTGGACGTACTGCGCGCCGCGGCCGACGCCGACCAGGGGATCCTGTACGAGGAGCGTGAGGCGGTCGCCCTGGCTTACCGCGACCGTTTCTCCTTCTACAACCAGGACGACGGCCTCACGCTGGACTACACCGGTACGGACGGGCTGGTCACTCCGCTCGATCCGGTGGACGACGACCAGCACGTCCGCAACGACGTGACCGTCACCCGCGTCGGCGGGAGTTCGGCCCGGGTCACGCAAACCAGTGGGCCGTTGTCGACGCTGCCCCCACCGTCCGGGGTCGGCGCCTACCCGGACGCCGTCACCCGCAACCTGTACCGCGACTCACAGGCGGAGCAGGCCGCCGGCTGGATGATGCACCTGGGGACGTGGGACGAGACCCGCTACCCAGTGATCAAGGTGCTGCTGCAGAACGCGGTCCATCTGATCGAGGATGCGGCGGCGGTGGATATCGGGTCGCGGCTGGCGATCACGAATCCGCCTTCGTGGCTGCCGCCGGACGCGATCGACGAGCACGTGCAGGGCTACACCGAGATCTTGCACCAGTTCCGGTGGGAGCTGGAGTGGACGTGCACCCCGTCAGGACCGTGGACGGTGGCCGTAGTCGACAATCCGGTCAATGCCCGGTTGGGGACGGCCGGGTCGGAGCTGGCTGTGGCGGTTGACAGCGACGACACCACGCTGACGGTGGCAACGACGGACAGCCCGCTGTGGATCACGTCGGCCAGCCACCCGAGCGAGGACCTGTTCAACATCAAGCTTGGCGGCGAGGTCGTCACGGTCACCGCCATCAGCAGCGCGATCAGCGACGCCTTCGCCCGCACCGAGTCGAACGGCTGGGGTGCCGCTGACGTCGGCGGGGCATGGACGAACGACGGCGGCAGCGCCGCCAACTACTCAGTGGGCGGCGGCGTGGGCGTGCACACGCTGACGTCGGTCAATGCGTCCCGCCGCAGTACCCTGCCCGCCCCGTCTGCGGACGTGGACCTGTACGCCGACGTGGCGACGTCCGCCCTGGCCACGGGCGGTTTCATCGGCGGCGGCCCGGTCGTCCGCTACAGCGACGGCAACAACTTGTACATGGCCCGGCTTACGTTCAACACGTCGGGCAGTATCGAGCTGGATATTCGGTCTCGGGTCAGCAGCTCCGAAACGTCCATCGGGAGCCACACACTCACGGCCACCCACACGGCTGGCACGTTTTACCGGGTCCGCTTCCAGGTGATCGGCGACGACCTGCGGGCGAAGGCATGGCCGGTGACCGGTGCCGAGCCGAACGGCTGGCAGCTCGCGGTCACGGACGCGGCCCTGTCCGGCGTGGGCAGCGTCGGTGTCCGCTCGATCCTGTCCTCGGCAAACACGAACGTGAACCCGGAAGTCCGGTACGACAACTTCGAGCTGGTCAACCCGCAGACCTTCACCGTGCAGCGCTCGGTCAACACCGTCACCAAGGCCCACACCGTGGGCACGGCCGTCGCCCTGGCCACCCCCGCCATCGTCGCCCTATAGGAGAGGAGGCCCCTTATGCGCGGATATCACTTCGTCGCCGGAGAGGAGCTCACGGCTGCGAAGCTCAACCGCGGCGAGCTCGTCGAATGCGCCGTCATCACCACCAACGCATCAACAACCGCGTCCACTACCGAAGTCGCCATCATCACCACCTCCTCCATCACCCTGGAGAACGGCCGCGCCTACGAATTCATCCTCCGCGGCCTCGTCAGCCACGCCTCCACAAACCTGACCGACATTGCCGTATTCCGGCTACGCCGCACCAGCAGCACCGGAACCTTTATCCGGTCCTTCGGAAGCCTGCCCGTCACCAACCGGGGCACCGCCAACCGCAACCACGCCGTCGACATGTCGCACATCGCCGTCAACGACACCGGCGCCGACATCACCGACGTCATCGTCGCCACCTACAGCTGGGAGACCGGCAGCTCCGCAACGTTCACGTTCGCTGCGTCCGCCGTGTCGCCTGCGACTCTCTCCATCTACGACCTCGGTCCCTCGTCCGAATACGCCGGTACCGGCGCCATCACCTAGGAGGCTTCTGTGGCATTCCCCACCGCCGGCTACCAGCCCGGCACCGTGCAGTACATGATCGAAATCTATCGGCCCGAGGACACGAGTATTGGTTTCGGCGATACGGCTATCGCGTTCGACCTGCCCGTGGACGAGAGGTTCGAGGCGGAGTATCAGGCGTTCGCCGAATCGGTGCGGACCAAGTTCCTTTCCTTGTATCCGGCCGGGTATTCGGCCCGTATTTTCCGGGCGTGCCGCGGGGGTCAGGCCGATCAGGAGATCGGGGACCTGTTCCCGGCCCCGGCGGGGGCCTGACCTGAGAGGAGGACCCCATGGCCACACCACTCACCCACGACCAATGGCTGACGAAACTCCGCGCCGAGGGCGTCACCGCCGTCGAGTACCCCGGGTGGCGCACCCGCGAGCGGGACGACGAGACCGGCAAGACCTTCGGCCCGGTCCGCATGTTCCTCAACCACCACACCGCCGGCCGTAACTCTCGCGACCTGGTGGCGAAGAACGGCGTGGCCGGCCTGCCGGGGCCGCTCGCGCACGTCTACCTCGCCAAGTCGGGCGTGGCGACGATGTGCAGCGCGGGCCGGACCAACCACGCCGGGCTGATGGCGCTCAACGCCTACGCCTCGTTCCGGGATGAGAAGTCGAGCCACCCGGCGCCGTCGCGTGCCTCGGGCACGGTCGACGGGAACGACGTCGCCTACGGCATCGAGACGGAGAACCTCGGCGACGGCCAGGATGAGTACCCGCGCGAGCAGTACGACGCGTGGGTGCGGATCAACGCCGCCGTATGCCGCCACCACGGCTGGACGGCCGACTCGTGCGGCGGCCACCTTGAGACGTCCATCGAGGGAAAGATCGACCCGCGCGGACCCGTAGAGGGCTACGGCAGCCGGGGCCGCTTCCCGTTCACCATGCGGCAGTTCCGTGCCGACGTCGACGAGCGCCTCGCGCACCCCGCGTCGTGGTCGCCCGGCACGCCCACCAGCACCCCGCCGCCCGCAGAGGAGACCGGCATGCAGATGAACGACGTCGTGAAAATCGGCGGCTGGATCAAAGCCCGCTGGCCCGACCTCGCGGACGGCGCGATCAGCGTCAACACCGCGCTCGCCTCCGGCTACGCCCATGGCCGTGCCGCCAACGAGAACACGGTCGCCATCCTGGCACGGCTCGACCAGGCCATGGCCCGGCCGCTCACCGACGACCAGATCGCCGCCATTGCCCAGGCGGTCGCCACCCACCCGGCCCTGGCCGAAGCCATCGCCGACACGCTCGCCGCCCGGCTTGCCGAATAGGCATCTCACAGAACAGGAACACCCATGAACGCCACCCTCAACACCGCCTACTGGCTGGGCCTCTGCATCAGCGTGGTTCTCCCGGTTCTCGTCGGCCTCGTCACCACCCGCGTCACCCACCCCGGCACCAAGGCCGTCCTCCTCCTGGCCCTGTCCACGGCGAACGGCTTCCTCGTCGAGCTGGCCAACCCGGGCCCCGGCTGGGACGCAGGCACCGCCGCGATCCTCACCCTCGTCAGCTTCGCCACCGGTGTGCTCACCCACTTCGGCCTGTGGAAGCCCACCGGAGTCGCGGGCAAGGCACAGGACAGCCTCCGCTCCGCCCAGCCCACCGAGGCCTGACCTGCCCTCTTCGCACGCCACGGAGGGCACATGGACGCCGCCATGGTCACAGCTGTTGCCGCACTGATCGCGGGGCCTGTGACCGCGGCGGCCGCCATGTACGGCACCCGCGGCGCGAACAGGGCGGCCCGGGAGGGCGGCGTGATCACCGGATACGACAGTCTCACGGCACGACTGACGGCCGAGCGGGACAAGGCCGAGCAGGACCAGGCCGCGGCCGAAGCACGGGCGGCAGCCCTTGAACTTGAGGTGGCCCGCCTCCGACTGCTGGTGACGCAGCTTGGGGGTACGCCATGAGTAGGGCTGAAATGCTGTGCTACCGCCGCCGGGTGCTGCTGTTCATCGTCGGGGCGCTCCTCTTCCTCGGTGGCGCGCTTGCGATCGCGTTCCTGCAGATCGGCCGCGCGGAGGATCGGGCCGTCCGGCTTGCCGCAGAGGCGGACCTTCGCGGCAGCGCGGTCACGACGCTGGCCGGGGATGTGCGGGTGCTGCGAGCGCAGATCGAGGCGCGGGGTGGTACGCCGGCGGCGCCGGATCCGGAGCGGGCGGTCGATGATCTGCCGGACCGGGCTGAGGTGCCGGTGCCGATCCCCGGGCCGCCGGGGCCGGCCGGTGAGCCGGGCAAGCAGGGACCGTCGGGCACCTCGGGTGAGGACGGGGCAGACGGCATCGACGGCGAGCCCGGAGCGGACGGCCAGGACGGGGAGACCGGCCCCGCCGGACCGGCAGGACCACAAGGCCCGGCCGGTCCGCAGGGCGAGCCAGGGGAGCAGGGCCCCCGTGGTGAGCAGGGGCCGCCCGGTCCGGCCGGCCCGGCTGGTCAGTCCTGCCCCGAGGGCTACTCGTGGCAGACCCCGAGCTATGACCCGGACGCGAAGGTCTGCCGCCGCGACGAGGCGCCACCGTCGGGCGGCGAGCCGCCCCCGCCGCTGTCTCTGGCGCTGGACCCCAGCCGCCGGCAGTACCCGTAGGGGTCACTGTTCCGTCACACGGCTGCCGCAGGCCCTCCGCACGGCGCATGATGCACACCACCAACCACCAGTCCTTGGGGGGACCATGCGCCACCGCGCCATAGCCGTAGCCGCCGCTCTGCTGCTGGCTACTCTCACCGCCTGCGGAAGCGACGACGTCAGCGACGCCACAGCCAGCCCATCACCGTCCACGTCCGCCGACCCGCAGGTCGCGTTCCTCGCCTCCGTGACAGCCGCCGGCTTCAACAGCTGGTCAGAATCCCAGCCCACAGACGAGGAGCTGGTCACCTACCCGCCGAAGTGGTGCAGCGAATTCGACGCTGACCACAGCGTGCAGTACGTCCTCGACGACCCGAACCTGTACCCCATCGGCCAGGACTGGGGCACGGCCATGCCTGACGCCCAGCAGCTTGTCGTCCTCGCGGTGAAGGCGTACTGCCCAGAGCATCGGCCGATGGTGGTGGAAGAGCTGAAGGCGAGCGGCGCCTACTGATCCCTGCGCCCTGTTGACCGCCGGGCCTCCACCGCTACGGTGCCGCGTACCGACACCGAACGAGGGGAACCACCATGGCCCGGCGACTGCAGCGAGTCGGCTCCAACTCCGGCAACGACGGCTGCCCCACCCTGTACCAACTGCCGGGCGCTGACGCCTACGTCGTCCAAGGCGACCGCGTCACCGACCCCGCCGAGCTGGAGCAGCTCGACAACCTCACCCCCGACGAAGCGGCCGTCGTCGTCCCCCGCGAGCTGCTCGCCAACTTCGGCCCCAAGGAACCCGTGCACGAGCCAGCGCCCATCAGCTTCGACGAGTTCACCGGCATGTTCACCACGCTCAAGCACTCCGCCTGGCGCCTGGAAACCCGCCGCCGGTACGCCAGCGACGAGCAGACAGACACCTACGCCCAGTTCCTCGCCGACGGCCGTGTCGACTGGGACCTCGACGACCCGTGGTGCCGCGGCCGCCGCGAGCAGGCCGCACTGGGGAAGCGGTTCGAGCGGGTACGGATCCTCGACGAGCCCCCGACCATGGGGCAGCGGTACCTCCTCGACAACGCCCGCCGCAACACGGCGGCCGGAGAGACCATCCGCGTCCTCAGCCGTGTGATGGCCGAGGAGCTCCACCTGCCGCGCGAGGACTTCTGGGTGTTCGACGCCCGGGTCGTGGGCCTGCTCCACTTCGACGACGCCGACGAGATCACCGGAGTGGAGCTCATCACCACCCCCAGTGAAGTGCTTCGCTACCTCCAGGCCCGCGAGGCCGCATGGCACCACGCCACCCCATACGACCAGGCGTAGCCGCTACCGTGCCCATGTGAGCACGGACTACCAGCAGGGACGGGCGGCGCTCGGCGCGAGACTCCGCGAGCTGCGCGCCGCCACCTCGCTCACCGGCCGCGGGTTCGCCGAACGGCTCGGCTGGCCCCAGTCCAAGGTCAGCAAGCTGGAGACCGGACGCCAGACCGCCACCCCGGACGACCTCCGTGCCTGGGCCGAAGCTGCCGACCGGCCCGACGTCGCCCCCGAGTTGGTCGCCCAGCTCGGCTCCTTGGAGTCCCGGCAACGCACCTGGCGCCGCCAACTCGCCGCCGGCCACCGCCCCGTGCAGGACGCCCTCACCGTCGAGTACGAGCAGTCCACCGTCCTGCGCGCCTGGCAGAACCACATGGTCGTCGGCATGCTCCAGACCGCGGACTACGCCCGCCACGTCTTCGCCGCCTACACAGACCTGTACCAGAGCCCCCGCGACATAGACGAAGCCGTCCGCGCCCGCATTCGCCGCCAGGCCCTCATGTACGACACCGGCCGAACGTGGCACGTCCTCATGTGGGAGGCCGCGCTCCACACCCGCATCGCCCCGACTACGGTGATTGCCGGCCAGCTGGACCGGCTGGTGGGCACGCTCGGGCTGGATACGGTCCGGCTCGGCATCGTCCCGTTCGGCGCCCGGGTGGCCATCCCTCCGGGGCCTGGCTTCTGGCTGTATGACGAGCGGCTCGCGATCGTCGAGGACTGGCACGCTGAGCTGTGGCTCGACGAGGCGGACAGCGTCGCGGTGTACGCCCGGGTGTGGGACCTCCTGCACCAGGCGGCTGTGTACGGGTCGGCCGCGCATCGGCTGATTGCCCGCGCGCGGGCACAGTTGGATGCCGTCTGAGCATTCTCGCGAATCAGCATGAGCGGCTGGCGAATATTCGCGAATCAAGCAGGCCGCTGATTCTCGCTCGTTCCTACGGTGCTGGGCATGGACACAGACACCCGCCCCCCGGGGGCTGCCGACGCGGGACCGTCACCCTTCTGCCACCAGCACGGCGGGCCTGCGGCCACCGCGCTGCCGGTGCAGTTCGTCGCCCGCAACTCGGGCCCGGACGTGCTGCTGTACGCGTGCGCCCCGTGCCGCGAGGAGTACCGCCTGACCCCGCTCCGGGGGATGGTCGTATGAGCCGGGCCCAGTGGGATTACGTCGTCCACGACGGACGCGTCGGCCTCATCACCCTCGACCTCGGCGCAGGCATGTACCGGATCAGCTTCCACCACGGGCCCGCCCGCACGAAGCCCCGCGAGCTCACGGTGTACAGGCACGAGGTGACACCCGCGACCGAGGAACAGAAGGCCGCGGCGATCGCGGCCGGCCTGACCCGTGAGGCTGAGCAGAGCTGGCTGCCACGACGCGCCGGGCGGGCAACATGACCACCGCCACCGGACTGGCGTGCCGCGAGGCCCCGATCCCTCCGGCTGGTGACCTGTCGTGGGAGGCATACGCGGGCCGGGCCTGCTACGCCTGCGAGAAGCAGCTCACCGTCGGCGCGGTCCTGGTGGGCCGGGCCGAAGGCCGCGACGGCGTACACGTCTACGACACCGACGTGTACGCCTGCCCCTGACCGCCGCCCGGTCGTATGGCCCGGCCGGACGGTAAGCGGTCCCCGAAGGCGAATCGGGTCCGCTGGCCCCGGCCGGTCCCCAGCCCGGGGCCGGCCGGGGCTCACTCGCGCATGAGGTCGGCGAGCGGGACACCGATGGCGTCGGCAATGCGGATCAAGTTGTCGAGCAGTGCCGCACGGTGGCCCTGCTCGATCTCGCTCACGGTGGAGATGCGGATCCCGGCGTGGAGGGCGACGTCCTCCTGGGAGAGGTTCGCGCGGAGGCGGGCGGCGCGGATCTGGTCGCCGATGGCCCTGCGTCTGGCCCGGACGCGGTCGGCTGGCAT